CTATTTCAGCGACCTGCTAAGCTGCAGTTGCCACATCCCAACCGCCAGCGCTCCCTTGCCAAAGATCAGGCCAAACCGCCCCACCTCGGCGTCGATCATGTCAATGGATGCAGCGGCTCGCCTTTTGCCGCTGGCAGCGACCGCCTCAATGGTCGCTCCAGCCAGCGGCAATACCCCGCCGCTGCTACGCTCTACGGTAATAAGCATCCGGAAACTGTCGGCGCTATAGATAGTGTATTTCATGCTGCCCATGCGCCTTTAGCCTCCCGGTCTTGCCAGATGGCTTTGGCGACGAAAGCCCACGATCCCGCTCCGGTCTCGGCCCGCCCCTCTGCCGATCCGGAAATTTCGATCTCCCCCGAAGCCTGTCCGGAGACGGAGGAACGACCGATCGCCGTAGCCAAAAGATCGAGCGCGCCGCTTGCCTGCCCGACCGCTGCGCCGGCATCGGTCACGGAGCCGGCGGCGGCGCCCGTGACGTCTATCGTGCCGGATGCTGTGCCCTTGACCAAGGCACCGCCGCTCCCGGTGCCGGTGATGTCGATTGAACCGGATGCCTGTCCAGCTGCATCGACCCGGGCGCTTCCATCAGCTGCGATATCGAACACACCGGAAGATTGTGCACGCACATCTGCACGACCTGCACCTAATCCGCTGAAGTCCAGTGATCCTTCGCCCCGCCCGGAGACAGTCGCGGCACCGCTGCCGCTCCCCGCGATGTCGAGCGCGGCCGAGGCTTGCCCTTCGGCATCCGCATGTCCGGTGGCGGATCCCGTCAGCTCGAGCGCCCCGCTTGCCGATCCGGTCGCTCCGGCAGCAATCGGCGACGCGACGCGCAGGATGACCACGCCGGAGCCGCCGGAATAGCTGACAGCACCCGCGCTGCCACCCGCGCCGCCGCCAAGGCCATTTGTGCCGCCAGACCCAGTAAACGTTGTGCCAGACGAATTGACGTAGCCGCCAGCCCCACCGCCGCCAGCACCGCCCGCGGCGCCTGATGTGGCCTCGCGGCGCCCGCCAGCTCCACCGCCACCGTAATAAACCGCGGTGCCGGTGATGCCGATTGAGACGCCTGTACCGCCCTGAGACCCGGTGCCGCTCAGGCCGCTATCATAGCCTACAGCCCCTGCGCCACCGCCGCCGCCGCCACTGCGGTTTGCGGCGCTCACAAATACCCCGGCACCACCAGCATATCCCTGACCGGTCACGCCAGCGCCGCCAGTCATTGTGCCGCCGTTTCCCGGCGCCCCGCCACCGCCGCAACCGCCATCCGCGCCAGCGCCGTTGTAGTTAACCGCGCCGCCGCCGCCGTAAGCTGTAAGGCCTGCGAAAGACGAATTCTCGCCGTCGCCGCCGTAGACGCCACCTGCGGTAGCAGCCGCGCCGCCCGCGCCGACCGTGATTGGATACGCAGATGCAGTTGCGGATAGCAGCCCGCTCAGCACCCCACCGCCGCCGCCGCCGCCAGCGGCAGACCCAGACCCGGAACCACCTCCACCGCCGACAAGCAGGTAATCAACATCGCCACCAGCGCCGAACGTGATCGATCCGCCACCGGTGCTTGAGAACGTGTAGATATCGTAGGCCGTCCCGCCGATATTGACGGTCGTTTTTGCCGCTCCTGAATAAGCAGAGACAGCGGCGTATGCCATGCTCAGGCCCCCACTGCCTCGAATGCCGCGATCAACGCCGCGAGTTCAGGCGCGGCACGTAGGACAGCGGCATGCTCGTTCGGGATGTAACCGGGCCGCTCGATATGCCACGTGCCAGTGGTGCCGAGCGGACGATACACCATCCCGACCAGGCACGATTGCGGTAGGGTCGCCAGATATGCGGAGAGATAGACGCGCCACGCATCCGTGGCCGCGATGAACCCTGCGAGAGCGGCCTGAAACTCCGCAAGCGTGGTCGGGCCGCCGAGCGACGCCATGAAGGCAGATGCCGCTTCTGGCGCTTTGGCACCTTCCTCGATCGCCGCAAGCGACGCCTCGTAAGCCGGGCGCAGGCTGTCTTGCGCCAGCTCCAGCGCAAGCCAGGTCATGTCTCCTCCAGTATCGCGCAGATACCGGAGCGCTGCCGCCGCCGCGATGATCGCCGTAACCGCGCGCGGCATGACGGTTGGAAACTGCGAGAGCGGCATCACGCACCCCCAGCAGTGAGGGTGAACGCCGTGATCGTGACCTGTTGACCGACCGCCAGCACCGGGTTGTCGAGGGTCATGTCGCCGCCGCCACCGGTGATCGTCACAGTGCCCTGGATATCGCACGCTCCCGCGGCTTTGATGCGGTAGTGGCCGACGGTGCCCGCGGCATCGGCGGCACTGTCCTGCCAGGTGCCCAGGATTGTTTTTGCACCGGCGGCAGCATCGGCCATCCAGTCGGATGGCAGCGTCATCGATGCGAGGAGCGTGCCGGTGTCGGTTGCCGCGGCGCTGGCCGGAGGAGCGCCGGTGCGCAGTTCCAAAGTGGGTGCCGCGCCGATCGTGGTCTCAATCGCGTTGAGCGCGGCATTGCGCACCCGAGTGGAAAACTGAGTTGCCATGGGTCTCTCCTTGATTGTCGGGTCAAACCCCGAGAATTTGTGCTTTGATGGCCTCGGCGGTTTCGGCCGTCATGCCTTTGGCTTTCGCGACGGCGGTCACGGCCTGGTCGACTTTTTTCGCCATGTCGGCCTCGGCCTTCCGGCGCCGATCGGTCGAGATGTTCTGTGCCTGCACCGCATTCTTGAACCCGGCGGCGAGCTGCATGACGCCGAGCGGATCGACGCTGTCCTCGTCCGCCTCGGCCAGCATCTGCAGCACGAGCGCCTTGATCGTTTCGGCGGCCATCACGGTCAGGTTGTCGGCGTCGGCCGGATCGAACCGGTCGGCCAGTTGCGAGACGATCGCCCTGGTCTGATCGAGCCGCCGCGTCAGCCGCGCCATGCGGATGGCGTAGCGGTTGAACGAGCTGAAGGCCGGGATCTTGAATTCGAGCTCGCCACGATGCTCGCGCATCAGCGCTTCGCACTTCTCGACGAACTCGGCGTAGATGTCGGTCTGGGTACGCTCGCGGTTGCCCAGCTCCTGCGCCGCCCAGGCGATGATGCCGTCGCACTCGGACGGCATCAGATCGATCGAGGAGAGGCGCCCGCGCCCACGCGGTGTCTCGGCCATCTCAGCCCCCCGGCCGCGACGGGCGCTGGATGCCCTCGATCGCGATTTCGCGGTTGAGGTGGCGATGACCCTTTTCCGTGAGGGTCGCGACCAGCACGGAACCGACGGCGACGGTGGTGAGAGCTCCCATCTCGCGCAGATAACCGAGTTCCTCATGCACCCACTCGCGCGACTTGCGGATCCCGAACGGGCGCAGCTCGTGGATCAGAAGATCCGAGTTGAGCGTTTCGTCGATCTGCTGCAGCAGGGCCTTGAGAATGATCAGGCGTGCCTGCTCTCGGATCAGGGTTTCCATGTCGGCACTCATTTCCGCCCCTCTTTGGCTTGTTCGAGCATCAGCTCCTGCATCCGCTCGGCGATCGCCGCGACCGGGCGCAAGCGCTCGTCCATCCGGTCGATGTGGCCTTCCATGCGCACGAGGCTCAGTTCGAGCCGGTGCATCATCTCCTGATTGGGCAGCTGGTCGATCTTGTCGCCATGGGTCTGGACCAAGCGCTCCAGCTCATCGACGCGGGCGACCAAACGATCCAGCCGCTCATCGTTCTTGCGCGATCCGGACGTGAGCCAGGCGAAGATCGTCGTGCCGAGCGAGATCAGCGTGGAGAGCCCCGCCGCCCAGACCACGACCGGGCCAATGTCGAGCGCCCCGGTCATTTCGCCCCCGTCCATTTCGTGACGGCGTCCTTGATCGTGTGCCCGCCCATGTAGAGACCCATGTAGAGGCCCGAGATCTGCACGAGCTGATCGAGCGGCACAGGCGGCAACGTCGTGCCCGCCGCGGCGTTGACGATGTGGACCACGATCACCGACCAGAGCCAGAAGAGCCCGAGCAGATACATGCCGGCAGGTCGCCAGGCGCGCATCCAGGCCGGCTCGCCCGCCTCGGCGGCAAGCTGCGCTTTCTGCAGCTCCAGCCCGGCGGCATAGAGCGCGATCAGCTCGGGGCTGCGCGCCTCCACCGCCTGCAGGGCTTGGGTGACGACGGCGGGCTGATCCTCGGCCGCCTGATCGAGCTGATCGACCGGTACACCGACCTGATCGGCGATCGCGCCGAGCACATCGCCCGCCAGTTGCCCGGCGCCGTCTCCGAACTTGTTCGCGATGATTTTCTCGATGACTTTGAGACCGGCGGATCCGGCAAGTGCGGCGAGAGCGGACATTAGAAGCTCCTCAACAGGGCGGCGACGCGCGGCGCGCGGGGGGCGAGTTTGGTGGCGATCACGTCGCGGTATTGCCAGGCGCGCCAGAGCGCCCAGAGCGCGACCACACCTGCGGCGGCCGAGAGCGCCCAGGGCTGCGCGGCGAGCCAATCGGTGATCTCGGAGGTGCCCTCGGGCGCGCCGAGGGTGGAGGAGGCCCCTGCGGTGCTCACCGCAGTCAGAGCGACGGGCTTCGCTTTCGCCGCCGCGTCGATCCGGCGCTGCAGCGTCGAGAGCGTGGCGCGACCGATCACACCGTCGGGGGTGAGTGCGTGGTCGCTTTGGAAGCGGCGCACTTCACCCGCATTCAACGCATCGCCCACGGTGCCCACGTGGTAGCCGAGCGTCGTGAAGGCGGCGATCGCCGTCATTTTCTCGGCCGAGGTCATCTGCAGCGCCCAGCGTGCCGTGCCCACCGATTTCGACGTGGGCTCCGCCAGCGCGGGATATTGAGCATCAAACAGGATCTTCAGCTCGCGGTCGCGGCGCTTGACGAGACCGGGCAGCACCTTGCCGCCACCCTTGTTCCAGAGGCGGAATTTCGTCTCGATGGCAGACCGCGCGGCCTTGCGCGCCCAGAGCGGCACCCAGCTCGCCTTGTGAATCGCCCCGGTGTTCCAGTCGAAGCTGATGGCTGCGTCGAACTCGTGTTGCTTGGCAGACGGCATGACCAACGACACGCGCGGCTCGTAATTTTTCCGCAGCGCCGCCGCGGTCAGTTCGCGCGAGCACGCCTTGGTGATCACCATGCCCGAAACCGGCTTGACCACGCCCGAGGCGGCCGTCAGCCCCATGCCGATCGTCCATTTGCCCGCCGGGCACCGATAGGCCCGCAGCACTTCGCCCTCTTCAAGTGCGAGTGCCTCGATCCCTTTGTCGCTCGTCTGCATCCTGCCCCCAATCTGGATGAGGGCCGTTCGGCCCTCGGTTCGGGCTCAGAATGGGAGATCGCAAATGAGAAAACCGCCCACAACGGTGTGCGGGGCGGCTCTCAGAACAGGCGCAGCTGCCTGTCGTTTTCGTCGCGGGGAGAGTGGTGGCCAGACAGCCAGCGGCGAACAGAAACATCTGACGAATGCAATTTGCGGGCAATATCGGCTTTAGGCAAGCCCCTTGAGGCCAGCACCTGGGCGATCCAGGGCTTCGCCGTGGGAACGCGCTTGGGCAAGGTGTGCGCGATCGCGGCGAGCCGCTCGGCACCCTCACGCCCGATCTCAGCGACCAGACGAGACCGCCCATTCGGCGTGGCGGGGATATAGAGATCCGCACCCCCAAAGGCGAGCAGGAAGTCCAGGGCAGCATCAATGCCCAGGGCGCGCACATAGGGCTCGACATGGGCCGGAGGTCTGGGGCTCTCGGTCATGTCGATGCCTCGGCGAATTTTGTGGTCTCGTCGCCCCAGACGTCATGCCCCGGCCAGGGCTCGCGCGCGAAAAGCTCGCAGCAATAGGCCCGGGGGAGCAGCTGCTCGATCATCTCGCGCATCTCGGCCGGTTTGCGGGAATGCTCGCGCCGTAGCGCCTCGATCGTGTCGGGGATCTCGGCTGCGTCGATCAGGTTGGTGACAGAATGCGACCCCGGGGACGGGCGGCCGATCTTGCCCACCAGAAAGGGTTCGCAGCTGCTACGCAGAAAATAGCCCGTGCCGACCATCGCCTTGCCGGAACGGCCGCGCTTGTTCCAGGAGCCGCCCGTGATGTAGGCGAAACCCCAGTCTTCGAGCAGCTGCTGCGCGATCTTCATGTGCGGCCAGGTCGACCACATGAAGATCAGGCAATCCGGTCCCGCGAGCTGGCCGACCGGCAACGCCGCCAGTTCATCGGGACTCATCGTGCCATAATGCGCCTCGGGCGATTTGGCATGGCCCTTTTCCGAGCGCATCACATAGGCCCAGGGCGGATCGCAGAGGATCGCGCCGTATTTCATGGGCGTCAGGGTCTCGAAGGGCCAAAGACCCCCGAACTCAGACAGCATCGCCGGTCACCTCACTCCAGATGGTGCGGATCAACGCCTCATCCGCTCCGGTATGCGCGCGCACGGCGTTGACGATACCGCGTAGGTCGCTGGGCTGCGGCTCGCCGCCGATCCAGTGCGGGCGGCGGTTTTTCACCTCGACGAGGATCTCTGCGAGGATGGCGGTGCGGACATCATGCGATCCCGCAGGATAGACAACGGGCAGCGCGCGAAACGGAAGGATCGTCATTTCGCCCCCCGGATGATCTCGCCGAGGGCGTTGTTGACAGTGCGCCAGTCGGCGGCAGTCAGGGCGTCGAGATTGGCGCGCTGGCCGCCCATCACCTCCTGCAGCACCACCGCCGAAAACGGCTGCCACTGTGCCAGGCTGGCCTCGGGCCGGATCTTGCGCCATTGCGCCCAGGCAACGCGAGCGCCGGGCAGGCGCAGCCAGCTGAAGCCTTGCGTGTTGCCCCACATCACGCCGCCGTCGCGGGCGGTCCATGCCTTGAGCGCCTCGATCGCCTTGTCGGCCTGTTTCGGGTCGCGCAGCCAACGCGGATGATCGATCCCGGTCTGGCGCTTGATGAAAGCCAGAAGCGCCGCATCGTCGGCCGAGCGGATCAGGCCGAGGTTCCACCCGGCGATCCAGAGCGCCTGCAACTTCTTGGCAAAGGGGCCATCGAGCTGGCGGCGTGGCGAAGCCACCTTGAAGCCGAGGCGGCGAAGTTCGGACACTACGGCGTCCTTTTCGGCCGGGGTCATCTCGCGCAGGCGGCGCTTGCCGGTAATGCGCTGATAGAGGTCGCGGCGGTCATCCTCCTCCTCGATCCCGAGGGCACGGATTCCGGCGTAGATCATCTTGACGGCGCTCATGCTTCACCTCTGAAATACTGGGGACGGCGCGCGAGCTCGTCCGCGATGAACATTTCCGCAAAGAGCGGAAACCGTTTCTCGATCCGGCGGCGGAGGTTCAATTGTCTGACCCGCCCTTTTGCCTCGGCACTCCAGCGGCGGACAGGACGCTGGTCGATCCTTTCCCAGCCGACGGTCCAGCCGGTGCCGGGTGTGTATTCGGTGCCTGGACCAGACATCTGCAGGATCTCGTTCGGTATGGGATGCGGTCGGTCGCACAGCACCGAAAGGGCGATGCGCGGCATGCCATGCGGCGGAGACGTGTGCGGATTTCCCCAAAACAACCGGCAGCGCCATTTTTCGGTCATGCCTCACCGCCTTTCGGGAGCGGCAGCGACTTGGCGGAGGCGGGAAGTGACAAAAGCGCCTGGGCTTCAGCTTTGCGCGATTTCTGCTTGGCAGCCGCCGCCTTTGCCGCGCGCATCGCCTTCGTCTCAGTGTCGAGCTCCCTGAGGGATTGCAGCAGATAGTTGAATTCCCAGAGGTCGGTGCATTCGACCTCGATCTTGACGATCGAGACCGTGCCCTTGGTGGTCGCGGAATAGGACTTCAGACGCGTGTGCTCGGCTTTGGGAGTGATGATCAGCATCACGCCCGCCCTCCGGCTTCACCGCTGACCTCGATCGTCGTCGATTGAAAACCTTCTTCTTCGCGGTTGGTCGATCTGATGGCCTTGCGGGTCGCATCCCCCCTCGCGACACGAAGCTTCGCCATCGCCATCAGGACAGGCTTCACTTCCGGGGCAGCTTCGTCGTAGGCGAGACGACCGCGCTTCCCACCATTGAGCAACGGCAGCAATCGGCGCTCGATCACCTCCCAGTTCGTCGGGTCTGTGTTCTGGCGGTTGCCGTCACGACATTTCAGGCACATGCCGTCAGGGATAGGCCCGTACAGCGCTTCCCAGTTCAGAAGATGCACGAGGCGCCAGCGCGACTGCAACGGCAGGCCATCGTGGATCTTGCGTTCCACATAGCCATCGTGGCTGATCCGCTCGGTTCCGATCGGCTGATAATTACGCGCGGCGCTCGGGCCGCGACCGGGTTTGAACATCGTCGGTGCGCACTTGGCGCGCACTTCTGGGGCCAGCTTCTTGCCCTTGTTCTGCGACGGCGTGCCCTTCTCGAATTGCCCGGTTCGCCCGGTCAACCATCCTCGACGGCTGCAAAGAGCCTTCAAAGCTTCTTTCGTCACGTCCGTGCGGCCAAACCGAGAGCAAAAGCCCGCATACAAGGTGGCTCTGGGCCAGTCCTTATGCGCCTCGATCCACGCCAGTTCCTCCGGCAGCCATTTGATCCATCTGCCTTTCATTTCTCGATCGCCTTTCCAATGGCGGGCAGCATCGGGAGCACTGCGGGCCCGGCGGCATGGAAGAGCTTGGCCGCTTGCAACTGAAGGTTCGCGCCATCGGTAATCTGTTCCGCAACAGCGACGATCGCATTCGTCCGCGCGACCTCCGCCTCCAGCTGTTCGGGCGTAGCGGCATCCTTGAGGCGATCAAGCTGTGCAAACAAATGGTCGGTCAGGTCGGACAATTTTCCGGGCATCTTACGAACTCCCTCCAGCTGCTCATCAGGCCGGGGCCACAACACCCCGACGACGCGCCCGGTTGCCCGGGGGCGTTTCGCTCAGGGTTTCGATTTCGAGGGGCGGAAGGTCAGCTTGCGGCTCTCGGGGATCTGGACCGTCTCGCCAGTGCGGGGGTTGCGCCCGGTGCGGGCGGGCTTGGTTTTCACCTCGAAGCGGCCGAAGCCCGCGATGGCGACGGTCGTGCCCGCATCCGCCTGGGCGCGGATCGCGGACAGGGTGGCGTCGAGAATGTTCAGGACGTTGGTCTTGGCCGTGTCGGTCTTCGCGCTGACCGCGGCGACCAGGTCGGATTTCGAGAATGTCTGCGTTTTGCCCATAGGGGCCTCCTGTCTGTTTCGGTTTGGTCTTCTGGATGGTCCGCGAGTGGCGGGATGGCTCCGGCCGGGTGGGCGGCCGGGAATGGGGTCAGGCTTTGGCGAGGTCGATCGTGACCGAAGTCCAGGGCGCATCCGGCGCGTCGCGCATCTGGATGCGGTAATAGGTCTTCGAGCCGACGATCCGGATCGCTTCCCGGATCGCATCCATGGCGCGGTTCCAGCGCTCATCCTCGACATCGAGGCTAAGCAGCGTGAACAGGAGCGCCCGGTTCACCTGGCCTTCTTTGTCGGTGTTGAAGGTTTTGGTGATCAGCGCGCGGATCTCGGGGCGGCTCTCGGCGGCCCAGTCGTTCAGGCATTCGTCGAGCAGCGTCTTGCCGATCTGCAGCTCGGGGCCGAAATCGATCAGGTCGTTCACCCGGACCTCGATCTTCATCAGCCCGTTGAAGGTCTGGTAAGTGCGGTTGCCCTTCGGCCCGCCCTTGGTCGCGCCATATTCCTGCTCCAGCAGCGCATCGAAGGCGCCGAGATCCTCGTAGGTGTGTTCCTTGAACCGGGTCACCTGCGCCGAGAGCGCCAGTGCGAAGCCCATGATCTTGCGCACCGTCTCGTCCTCAAGGACATGCTGGGGTTTGATCAGCTCGACCGGCATGAGCGCGCCCTTCGCGTCGGTCATGTAGGCTTTGCCGTTGACGTCGATGATGCCCGTGGGCACCGCGGCGGGGGAGAAATCAGACATCTGTCCTGTCCTTGGTGTAGGTGGTGAGGAAGTGGGTTTTAGGGGCGTATCCGGGATAGATCGGAACGAGCCCGAGGCAGGCGAGCAGGCCCGCCATGGCCTCGATTTCTTCGAAGGAGACGAGGGTCACGCCGCGCGGGCCATGCTGATCGATCTTGCCGAGGCCGCGCGCGGCTCTCGTCATCAGCTCGTCGTTGGTCAGGCGCTCGGGAGACCGGATCATTGCCGCCTCCCGCGCGCGGGGCCGGTGCCGAACAAAAGCCAGTCGGCCGAGATCTTCAGGCCGATGCAGATCGCGGCGATCGCCTTGGTGCCGGGCAGGTTTTCGCCGGCGACGTAGCCCTCAAACGAAGTCTTGTTCATCTCGCAGCGGCGCGCGGCCTCCGTGACGGAGAGATTGCTCAGTTCGATCGCCGCGCGCAGGCGCTCCGCCAGACCATCGGTGCCGAGATGGGCAAACATCACGCGCCCTCCTTCTGGTTGCGCGCGCACATCGAACAGGCGCGGAACATCCGGACGCGATGATTGTTCGTGGGGGCGAATTTCTTCGCTCGGCGCCGCCATTCAAGGCAAGTGTCGGAAGGAATCGTGCCCATCGCCGGGCAGGTGACGGTGTCGCCCATCCAGGCGCCGCGCACAGCCTCCTCGACCGCAGCCATGTTGCCCGCATAGCTTTTGCGCAGGACATTGCTGACAAGCCCGGCGGAATAGCCCAGCCGCTCGGCCGCCTTGCGCTGCGTTCCGCCATCGCATTGGCGGGCAAGTTCGGCGATCCAGTCGGGCAGCGGTTTGCCCCAGGCTTTTTCCGCAGTGTCAGTGAAGGACATCAAACTGCCCCCCGTTGATAGACTTTGCCGGTGTTCGGGTCGAACACCTGCTTGACCCGCTGGATCTGCGGCGGCTTCGGGCCATCGTTGCGGATGAGCCGATAGACGGCGAGGCGACCCTTGACCGGATCGGCCTTCTGGATCACGCGCAGGAAACCCGTCGCGAGCAGCATCGCGCAGAAACTCTTTGCCGTTTCGTCGGTCACCGAGACCGTCGGCGTGGTGGAGTGCAGCGCGATGTCACGATAAGTGAACTGCGCCAGAACCCGCATCGAGCGCCACATGTTCAAGGTGCCTGCACCTTGCGTCACGGCCGTGCCGTCGCGCCGCAGGCGAGGAGCATGCACGCCACCATCCTTGCGCAGGATGAAGCGCGGCGGGGTGTCTTGGGTCTGTGCAAGATATTCGGCCGCCACGAGGCAGGCGAAATAGTCCGAGGTCGTCTTGCGATGCAGCCCGGTGCGGTCGACGACGTCCGTCACGGTGAAATGCTTCGCCAGATCCTCGCCTGCCAGCTCCCGGATTGCGTCCCAGATCGTCTGCCGCGGATTCGTCATGCCTTCCTTCTGCATGGTATCGACGCGCCGCCTCATTTCAGCCCCCGCGGGCGGGGCGGTTCGCCGGTGAAGAAGCTGCCGTGCCCCCAATCGGCAGTCGTGACGGTGTTCGAGCCGTTGCGCCGTGCGAGCAGCGAGATTTCGTTCAGGTTCACGCAGATCCGTCGGATCGAGTTGCGCGACTCGGTGAGCAGGCGCTCTTTCAGCGCGTCCTCGATCGCGACACCGGGGCAGTAGATTTCCTGCAGGAGCGTCACATCGGTGATCGTTCCCGGCTCGGCCGCCACCCAGGCGAGCATGCGCCCATGCACCCGCTCCCAGCGCATCAGCTTGCGCGGCAGATCCTCCTCGCCGATCAGAATGATGCTCGCCTCGGACTTCTCGTAGATGTCGCGCACGAGCTCGATCAGGCCGCGGGCGACGATGTGGTCGGCCTCATCGATCAAGAGCGGGCGCCCGGTGGCGCTGATCTCGCGGTAGATCGCCCGCACCATCTGATCGATCCGGCCCTGCGGTTCGATCCCGATTTCGAGCGAGATCGCCTCGCACAGGCTTTTCTTCGTCCAGGTGCTCTCGGCCTGGACGTAATAGGCGCTGAAGGTGTTCATCGCGTAGGTGGCGGCACTCGATTTGCCGTAACCGCTCGGGCCGTAGAAAACCGCCATGCCCGGCAAGGTGGGCGCGCGCGAAATCACGCGGTCCACCAGCTGCGCCATCGCCACCACATTGCGCAGCGGCGCGACGCTGTTGAATTGCCTGTTGCTCTCTGTCATCTTCTCCTCACTTCACTGCTCGCCGCCGCGGGGCCTGCACGCTCCCGGCGGCACCTTCCTCAGCCGAACATCCGTCGACCGTGGATCTCGAAAATCCGCTTTGCGCCCCGGTAATCGGGGTGCTGCTGATAGCTTTTCAGCCAAGCCGCATCGGCCTCGCTGATCGGATCGCCAGCCGCGATTGCCTCCTCAAGGTCGATCGCACGGCGGAACTGGTCCTGCATTTTGTCCTGCTGGATCGGGCGGCGCGGCGCGGGCATCCGCACCACCTCGGCCAGTTGGGTCTGCACCACGACCGGGTCATAAGGCGCCGCTGGCGCGGCCTTCGCGCCCTCGGCCGCTTCTCTGGCCGCTTCCAGCGCGGGCGTGGTGAAGGGCTGTGCCGGGCGCTCGATGAAGGCGAGGTTCGCTCCGCGTTTCTCGCCCTGACGCTGCAGCGCATCGGAAAAGTCGCGCGGCTTGATCTTGCGCATCTCGGCGCGGATCTTGTCGGTTTCCTCCTTGAGGAGGGCTTTCTGCGCCGCCTTGACCTGCATGGTGACCGCCACCGGATCTGCTCCCGCCAGGTGCGGGCAAATGGCATCGCCGAGGTAGGTCTCGCCATCGAGGGAGAATACGATGGCACGGCCAAGATCGGTCGGGTCCATGCGGACGAGCACATCCTGACCGACCGGCGCGGCACTTGTCTGGTAGTATTCGCCGTCGATCTTGATCCCCTGCTTGACCACGCGCCGCACACCGTCCTTGCCCGCGATCGGCGCGAGAAGGATGTCGAGCGCCTGCGGATGGGCGAGGCGCCGGATATCACCGAGCCAGCTCGCCGCGCGCATGAAGGGGGTCATCTTGCCCTTGAGCCCGGAATGGGGACGATGGGCATAGACCTTCTCCGCCCAGTCGTTGCACCACTTCTGGAACTCGGGCAGATCCATCTGCACGTCGAAGAGGTCGGCATCGGACATGCCAAGCCGTTTCGAGAAGGCTTTGCGGTTCTCGATCACCTTGCGGTCGGCAACCGAGTGCCCGATGAAACCCGGACAGGTGGCAAGGTCGCGCTGGAACGTGCCGATCGCGCGCTCGACATGGCCCTTGCTCTTTGGCTCGTAGGGAGCGGAAAGCTCGTGCTCGATGTCGAGCGCCGCGAGCAGGCGGCAGATGGCCCGTGCCTTGAAATCGCTGCCGTTGTCGGTCTTGACCCGCCGCGGAACACCCCAAGCCAGGATGCAGGCCCGCAGCAACATGGCGACGGCCTCGGCGCGCGGCGCCTGGGTGACGAGCACCATCACACGGCGGCTCCAGATGTCGATCGCCAGATAAATCGAATGGCGCCGCTTGCCCGCCAGCATGATGTCTGCCGGGGACGCATCGAACTGCCAGAGATCGTTGAGCCCTGCGGCAAAGGTCGCGTTGGTGGCACTGTGCTCAATCGTCGAGCGGAAGCGGTCGGGATCGCGGATCGCCATCAAGGCATTGCGATGCTCCGCTTCGAACCGGGCGCGTGTGCGCTGGATCGTGCGCTCGGTGATCTCGGGAAGCGCTTCGCCGAACCGATCCCGGAGGTAATCACCCAACTGCTGCGCCGAGAGGAAGCTCTGCTTGGCGATCGCGCCCAAGAGCGCATTGACCACTTCGCCGTCGGCGGCGGTTTCGAGCTTGGCGGGTCTGCCGCGGCGATCCATGCCGAGCGCGTCATCGCCGTCACGGCGGCGGATCGTCCGCCATTCGTACAGAGTTCGAGTGCTTACGGAAGGTATTTGTGAGCGAACGTCGATCGGAGCTTCGATAAGCTCAGAACGCCACGCGTCCGGAAACATGATTGCTGCATCAGACACAGAAAGCCCGTTTGCACTACGAAACTCTTCGAACGCCGCGAGCACATGCAGTCGCGCGTCGCGTCGATCCCGTTCGGCGCCGGTCAACGGGTCATCCTCGCGCAGCGTGATCACATTGACCGGCGCGCCCGGATCGACCTCGCGCCGGATCAATTCCGTCCGCGCGTCCTCCGGCAGGAGTTCGATCGAGAATTCCAGACCGCCGCCGCGACCTTGGCGCTTGCGCGCCTGGGTCGAGCGTTTCGCCCAGCCTTCCGCTTGCGCCCGCTTGGCCACGCCGCGGGGCGAGGCTGGCAGGCCGGGCAGTTTGGCCTCGGCAATTTCGGCGATGGTCATCCAGCGTTTCATGATCGTTCAACGGTGCTTGAAGGTCTCGCGAAGGGGGAATTCAGCGGCTGGAGGGCCAAGCCCCCACCAGGGCCATGCTCTCCTCGATCGCGTCGAGGTGCCCGAGTTCGAGCAGCGTGCCGAGATCCATCACCAGTGCTTCGGCGGCGAGCACATAGGCCTCCGCGGCAACATCCCGCGCGAGCTCATCGTGTCCGTCATAGTCCGTCATGATCGGCGCCTGGCGACGCGCGGCGCGCAGGCTCTCGATCGAGCGGCGCCACAACGCAACTGGGTTGGTCGGGGGCTCCGCATTCTGGCATGGGGCATAGTCGCGCATCGTTCGTCTCCTCAGGAAAGGCCCGGCTGGGCGTTGAAAACGGATCAGATCAGCGGTTCACCGGCACAGTTCGACGATGATCGGGAGAAACAATGGGATCAGGATCATGAAGGCGAGGATCGAGAGCGCGCCGAGCACATCGCCGATCCAGCAATTCTCGATCCGGTCCGCGAGGGACTTGAGGCGCCGGAGCAAGGGGAGGATGCTCCGGCGCCCGCCGCGCCGCCCGTTCGGGGTGGTGGCGTCTGCGGCGCGGTATTCGACGAAGTCGGTCATTGCAGCCACCCTGCGCGCCAGTGCCACAGGACGAACCAGACGCCCATGCCGAGCATCAGCATCGGCACGATCCACCAACCCGAGGGCCACACCCACCCCGGAGCGCGATGTTTCGCTTGCTCCGGGGCAGGGTCGCCCGCACCATCCGAAGCGCAAACAAACGGACGGAGAAGAGGAATGTCGGATATTGCGTCGATAATCGGGTTAGTGGGCAC